TAGATGCTGCAAAAGACAGTCGCTGCGGTAACTGTGCTGCTTTTAATGTAACCTCAAAAATAAAAGACTGTATTGCCAAAGGCATTGGTGCAGATGATGGGACGGATCCATACGCATCTGTGGATGCAGGCGATATAGGGTATTGCCAGTTTATAAAGTTTAAATGTGCGTCCATGCGTGTTTGTAACGCTTGGGTTTCCGGTGGTCCTATAACTGACGAAAAACTTGCAGTTTAATGGATCTAGTTTCATTCTTATCAAAATATCAAAAGTCCTTGCAACAAAGGATGGATGATATTACTACTAACATGTCATCCGGTGGGGCCAAGAATATGGAAGCCTACCGCGCAATGTGTGGCGAGATACAGGGGATCAGCTACGCATTGAACGAATTACACACCCTGCTAAAAAAGGCTAATTATGTCGAAGACATTGATAGTACCTGACTACGTTCTGGCGCAACGCCAAGCAAAAAAACAAGCTGAAGAATCAGCTAAGACAAAAACCCTAAAAGAAAGAGTGCCGCAACCCACCGGGTGGAGAGTTCTTGTTATGCCTTACATGGGGCGTGATAAGACAGACGGTGGTGTTTACGTTCCAGATCAAGCTAGAGACCGAGAGAGTAAGGCAACTGTTGTCGCTTATGTTCTCAAGGTTGGACCGCTTGCCTACAAAGACATCGACAAGTTCGGTGATGATGGGCCGTGGTGCAAGGAGGGCGACTGGGTATGCATAGGTCGATACGCCGGATCTCGGTTTTCAATCGAAGGCGGTGAAGTTCGCATAATCAATGACGATGAGGTCATTGCAACCATCATCGATCCAGATGATATAAAGACATACGGAGCTTAGTATGCAAAACAACCTTGCTGAGAAGGAAGAAGAGCTAGAAGTTATCGCCGAGGAAGCCGAGGAGACTGAGGCTCCACAAGAAGAATCTCAAGAAGCAACAGAAACAGAAGATGAACCTGAAGCCAAGGAAGATGAGCTAGGGCAATACTCTGAGTCTGTGCAGCGTAGGATTTCTAAACTAACGAGCAAGTTTCGTGAAGAGGAGCGACAGCGTCAGGCTGCTATTGAATATGCAGAAGCTGTTCAAAAACAAAATCAAGAACTTCGCGCCCGTGTAGAAAAACTTGATAGCTCTTATGTTGGAGAGTTTGGGAACAGAATTGAGTCTGATGCCATAGCAGCTAAAGAGGCGTATAGAAAAGCTTATGACGAGGGTGACGCTGACGCCATGTTTGAGGCGCAGCAAAAAATAAGCAAGATTGCGTTAGAGCAAGCCAGGTATGAGGAGGCTAAAAGACGCAACGAAGAGCGCCAAAATGCCCCACCAAAACAAGAGGCAGCACCACAGGCTCAACAACAGGCTCAACAACAGGCCCAGCCTGATCCGAAGGCTGAAGCGTGGGCGACTAAAAATGAGTGGTTTGGAACTGATCAAACGATGACTTACGCCGCTTTTGGTATTCATCGTCAGTTGATTGAGGAGGAGGGTTTTGACCCTACCTCGGACGAGTATTATACCGAGCTTGATAGGAGAGTTCGCACAGAGTTCCCTCATAAGTTTCAAGAAACGAAGCGTGAAGCAGCCCCACGAGTTGCCTCCGCTGAAGCCACGGCATCTAAATCGTCCTCACCAAAAGGGCGTAGAACGGTAAAATTAACTCCCTCACAGATTGCTATTGCGAAAAGGCTTAATGTGCCCTTGGAAGAATATGCAAAGTATGTTAAGGAATAAGACATGACAAATTCTAAGAGACAGCCACGCGAAGCTGCAAGTCGCGCAAAGACCCAAAGGCGGAAGCCTTGGGCACCTCCGTCCAAGCTGGAGGCACCCGAAGCCCCGGCGGGATACAAGCATCGTTGGATTCGCACCGCAATACGCGGCGAGGATGACAAGATGAATGTAAACGCTAAGTTTCGGGAAGGATGGGAGCCTGTACGGGCTGATGAGTATCCTGAGTTGGCAGATCAATACCCAACGATAGATGAGGGTCAGCATGCAGGTGTAATCGGAGTAGGCGGTCTTATGCTTGCTCGGATCCCAGAGGAGACAGTCCAAGAGAGAACTGAATATTACCGGGAGCAGACCCGCAATCAAATGGATGCTGTTGACCAAAACCTGATGAGGGAACAACACCCCTCAATGCCCATCCATATGGATAGGCAAAGTCGTGTATCATTTGGAGGTAAGGACAAAGAGTGACCTTACCCCGTAATTTGATAGGAGTAAGCAATGGCAAACACTAATGTTGCCTTCGGCCTAAAGCCGATTAATACCGCTGGTAGCACACCTGCTACTCAGGGTACTAATGCATACTTTATCGACAGCAGCGCAAGCGCGATCTTTCAGGGTTCAATGGTGAAGGCAGACAACGGTGGCGAAATCGTAATCTGCTCTGCAACTGGCGATACTCAAGCTCCCGTGGGCGTTTTTGCTGGCTGTGAGTATGTATCTTCAACAACTGGTAAAAGAGTGTTCTCAAATACTTGGCCTGGGTCAGGGGCAGACACAAACTTCGATATCATCGGGTTTGTGCATGATAACCCGCTTCAGCGCTATATTATTTGCACAGACGCCACGTTTACCAACCGAGCAACCGCAATCGCGGCTATCTTTGAGAACTCTCAGTTCGACAGTGGCGCAAGCGGTAGCACAACCACTGGTATCTCCAGCGCAAAGCTAGATGTTGCGACTCTGGATTCATCAAACGCCTCTCTTCCCTTGAAGATTGTGGGTATTCATGATGATCCTGAGAACGAGGACTTTGCCGCCGCTGGTATCCCAATGATTGTGATGCTTAACAACCATGCACTGCTTCAGTCTGACTCTGAAGCCGCAATCAGCTAGGGAGGGTAGATTATGGCTATTTCTCGCGCACAACTCGCCAAAGAACTAGAGCCTGGTCTCAACGCTCTTTTTGGTATGGAGTACACCCGTTACGAAGGTCAGCATGCTGAAATCTTCGACACCGAGTCATCAGACCGGGCGTTTGAAGAGGAGGTCATGCTGTCAGGCTTCGGTGCCGCACCTGTTAAGCAGGAAGGTTCCGGTGTCACCTTTGATGACGCAAACGAGGCTTATACCGCAAGGTATAACCATGAGACAGTTGCGATGGCATTTTCAATCACAGAAGAAGCGATTGAAGATAACCTGTATGACCGCCTTGGCGCTCGTTATACTCGTGCCCTCGCTCGTTCAATGGCCCACACCAAGCAGGTTAAAGCTGCTGCCATTCTGAACAATGCCTTTACTGCTGGCGCTTCTGCTGGTGGTGACGGTGTTGCTCTTTGTGACGCATCTCACCCGCTGACATCTGGTGGTACGTTTAACAACGAGCCTTCAACAGCCGCTGACTTAAACGAGACATCTCTTGAAGATGCTCTTATCAGCATTGCTGGCTTTGTTGACGAGCGTGGTCTCATCGTTGCTCTTCGCGGCATGAAGCTGATTGTTCCACGTCAACTGCAATTCGTTTCAGAGCGTCTGCTAGTATCTAACCTCCGTGTT